GCTGGTTGGGGTCGGCTCCCCGGAGGAGGCCGAGGATCGCCTCATCTCCCTTGCTACCACGAGGGCGGAGATGATGCTGGCCGAGGGCACGGCGCCTCCGTCGGGTGTAATTCACTATCTCAAACTCGGCACCAGTCGTGAGAAGCTCGAACAGGAGCGACTCCGCGCCGAGAACAAAATGCTCAAGGCCAAGGCCGAAGCACTCGAGGCTTCCGCCAGAGGCGAAGAGGCGTACGCAGAGGTACTTAGAGCGTTCCGTGCTTATTCCGGCGGTGGTGTCGGTGAGGACGTACTCTGAACTGATCGAGCTCCCTGACTGGGACTCGAGACTGCGCTACTTGCAGACTTTCTCGGACCCATACGCACGCACATTCGGCGAGGGTCGCTACCTGAACCAGAGGTTCTATCACTCCCCGGAGTGGAAGAGGTCTCGAGACATCACAATCGCTCGAGACCTGGGCCGAGACCTGGGTATCGAGGGAATGGAGATTCAAGGAAAGCTCCTTGTCCACCATATGAATCCGATGAAGCCCGAGGATCTCATAGATTTCAATCCCGCGGTGCTCGATCCGGAGTACCTCATCACCGTGTGCCACGATACACACAATGCTATACACTACGGTTTCGCTCGAGAGAGTGAGCTGATCGAACGTCGAGAGGGCGACACCAAGCTATGGTGAATAACTATCGAGACGAGCTCTTTCACTACGGCGTTCCGGGAATGAAGTGGGGCCGACGCAAGACCTACCAGAAGGTCGGCCAACAGACCATCGGCTCGAAGTCCACAGCGCAGATCATTGCTGACAAACGGGCCGCACTTCGCTCGGAAACCCAAGGTCGATTCGCCAAGGCATCTGTCTCGTACTTTGCCAAAATGGCCGGAGTCCAGAGAGGTGCCGCCGATGCGAAGAAGCGGCACGACGCCAAGGTCGAGCGAGAGCGGAAGAAAAAAGAACGTGAGCGGATCCGTGCCGAGAAGGCCGCCGCTCGAGAAGCAAGAAAGGCGGCACGAGGCAAGTGACCCGTTATAAGGACGAACTGTTTCACTACAGCACGAAGCCCCTTCGCAAGAAGAAGCGCATTGCGGCGGAAGAGGACACTCGGACCGACAACGAGAAGCTTTCCCGTCGTCAGATGCTTCTCCAGGCTCTCCAGAAGAACCCGACGAAGATTGGGACTGATACGGAGGAGCCCGATGAGGATGATGAAGAAGAGTCGGAGCAGGACCTCTCGGCAAAGTCCAAGCGTAAGAATGTGAAGGGTAAGCCGCGCTTCCCCATCAAGAAGGTTTCACGCTGATGGCGGATGGGTCGATTCTCCAGACCGTCAAGAAGATGCTCGGCCTCGAGGCATCGTATACGGCATTCGACGACGAGCTCATCTCGCACATCAACTCGGCGATCTTCGAGTCGGCCCAGCTCGGCCTGCCTCGTTTTCACATCACCGGGCCGGCCTCAACGTGGGGCGAATGGCTCGGCGAGGACGAGTTCAAAATCGAGGCGGTCAAGTCACTGATCTACGCACGTGTTCGACTCGACTTCGATCCGCCGAACAACTCGTATGTCACCGAGGCGTATCAGAAGCGTATCACTGAATTGCAGTGGCGCATCAACCAGGAGAAAGAATTCTCATGAACAGCTCCATCTCTCGCCCCGAGGATGTCCTTGCGCATCACGGCGTCAAGGGCATGAAGTGGGGTATTCGACGCTCCCGCAAGAGCAGCGGCTCGAGCCAGACGGGGCCCAAGAAGCAGGAGGCTCGCAAGGCGTCATCTCTGTCCGACGCCGAGCTTCAGCGTCTCGTGAACCGTGCTAACCTAGAGCGCCAGTACAACCAGGCGTACGGTCCTAAGCCCTCTCAGCGAAGTCGCCTTAAGAAGCAGCTCGCATCGCTTCCTGGCGACATCGCCGTGAGCGCCATCCGTAACGTCGGCACGAAGTACGCCACCAACTATCTCGACAGCGCCGTATCCGCGGGAGCCAAGGCATCCAAGAAGCGGAAGAAGCGGAGCTGAGCTCTTACATGCTCAGTAATACCGCGACCCCGCGTTATTACGCCGAGTTTCGTGCACGAGTCCTGTCTGGTGAGATCCCGGTATGCCACGAAATCGAATTGGAGATGAATCGGATCGATGACCGTGTTCGTAATCCTAGTTTCTACTACGACGATCTTGCGGTCGAGGGTTTCATCCGCTTCTGCGAATCGGAGATGACTCTCACTGACGGTCAGGATCTGGTCCTTCTGGACTCGTTCAAGCTCTGGGCCGAGGAGATCTTCGGATGGTGGTATTTCATCGAGCGCTCGGTCTTCATCCAGAACGATAACGGTCGCGGAGGTCACTTCGAGAAACGCAAAGTCAAGCAGCGACTAATCAACAAGCAATACATCATCGTTGCTCGAGGCGGAGCCAAGTCTCTGTACGAGACGCTGCTCCAAGCGTATTTTCTCACAATCGATACCACCACGACCACGCAGATCACTACCGCCCCGACCATGAAACAGGCCGAGGAGGTCATGCAGCCTCTTCGAACTGCCATGACTCGGAGCAAGGGTCCACTGTTCTCGTTCCTGACCGACGGCGAGATTCGAAACACCTCGGGCTCTAAGGCCGATCGTCAGAAGCTCTGCTCCACCAAGAAGGGAATCCAGAACTTCATGACGAACAGCATCGTCGAGGTCCGTCCCATGTCCATCGACAAACTTCAGGGGCTCCGGCCCAAGCTCTGTACGGTGGATGAGTGGCTCTCCGGCGATATTCGAGAGGATGTCGTCGGCGCTCTCGAGCAGGGAGCGTCCAAGGTCAACGACTGGCTTATCGTGGCTGTCTCCTCCGAGGGCACGGTCCGAAATGCCAGCGGTGACGACATCAAGATGGAACTCCTCAAAATCCTTAAATGCGAATACCGAGACGAGCACACGTCCATATTCTACTACCGCCTTGACGACGTCAAAGAGGTCGGAAATCCGGACACGTGGCAGAAGGCTCAGCCGAACCTCGGCATGACCGTCACATATGACACGTATGCTCGAGACGTTGAGCGTGCCGAGAACGTTCCCTCAGTCAGAAATGATATTCTAGCCAAGAGGTTCGGTCTCCCCATGGAGGGATACACGTACTTCTTCACCTACGACGAGACGATTCCGCATAGGAAGCAGGATTTCTGGCAATTGCCTTGCGCTATGGGTTGTGACCTATCCCGAGGTGACGACTTCACGGCGTTCACGTTCTTGTTCCCCCTCAGCGGAGATCGTTTCGGAGTGAAGACCCGGTGTTACGTTTCCGAGAAATCCGTTCTGATGCTCCCCGCATCACTGCGACGCAAGTATCAGGAATTCCTAGACGAGGGTTCCCTTCAAGTCATGGATGGAACCGTTCTCGACATGATGGAAGTTTACGAGGATCTCGACCGCTATATTCTCGACCAGAATTACGATGTTCGAGCAGTGGGTTTCGACCCATATAACGCCCGAGCGTTCGTGGAGCGCTGGACTCGAGAGAATGGCGAATACGGAGTCGAAAAAGTCATCCAGGGCGCAAAAACTGAATCCGTGCCTCTCGGAGAGATCAAGAACATGGCGTTCAACCGTCTGCTTCTCTTCGATCAGGCGATCATGCAGTTTACCATGGGGAATTGCATCGCCCTGGAGGATACCAACGGCAACCGCAAGCTTTACAAGGATCGCAGAGAGCAGAAGATCGACTCCGTGTCGGCACTACTCGACGCTTGGGTTGCATACAAAGTCCACCGAGAGATATTCGACTGAAAGGAGGCCGGCGGTGTCATTCGCGTCCAGGCTCAAGCACGCCTACAACGCGTTCACGAATCAGGACAGGTCACCGGACTGGAATCTGGGCACTTCCTACGCCAGTCGACCCGATCTCCCTCTCAGCGTGTACAACATGGACTCGTCCATTGTCAACACGCTTTACAACATCATCTCGATCGATGTGGCAGCTACTCCGATACGGCATATTCAGCTGGGCGAGAATGGCCGCTTCGAGTTCGAGCGAGCGTCGTCTCTTAATGACTGCCTTGAGTTCGCTCCGAACAAGGACCAGAGCGGGCGAGCCTTCATTCAGGACCTCGTCCATACGTGTTTCGAGTACGGAGCGGCGGCCGTGGTACCGGTCGACACGGATCTCAACCCGAAGGAATCAAACACCTTCGATATCAAGTCCATGCGCGTCGGCTACGTGACGCAGTGGTATCCGGACCACGTCAAGGTGCGGCTTTACAACGATCGCAAAGGCGAGCGTGAAGAGCTGATTCTGCCGAAGAGGACTGTGGCCATCATTCAGAACCCGTTCTACGAGGTGATGAATAAGCCGAACTCCACCCTTCAGCGCTTGGCGCAGAAACTCACCCTTCTGGATGTCGCGGATAAGAGAGCGTACTCGGGCAAGCTAGATATCATCATACAGCTGCCCTACACCATCAAGTCCGAGGGTCTCCAGAAGCGAGCCGACGCCAGACTGAACCAGATTTCGGATCAGCTCACCAAGTCGACGTATGGAATCGCCTACGCTGACGGCACGGAGAAGATAACACAGCTCAACCGTCCTGCCGAGAGCAATCTTCTGGCTCAGATCCAGTATCTGACCAAGGAGCTCTACGCTCGACTCGGCGTCACGGAGAACGTCTTCAATGGCACAGCCAAGGAAGAGGAACTCGCGCAGTACTGGAACCGAACGGTCGAACCGATGCTCGACGCAATTTCGATCGCGTTCACTCAGACGTTCCTCACCAAGACCGCCAGGACGCAAGGACAGCGAGTCAAGTATTTGAAGGATCCGTTCCGTCAGGTACCGCCGTCCAAGATGATCTCGGCGCTCGACACACTCCTTCGAGACGAGGTCATCTCGTCCAACGAAGGCCGTTCGTACCTGTCCCTCCCGCCCGCTCCTGACGATGGCGCGGACGCCCTGCAGAATGCGAACATCAACCCGTCCGCCAGCACGGCGCTGGACGCATTGCCGTCTCAGGCCACGCCGGCCCAGGACGAGTACGACACTGAACCTACGGACGGAGGTCAAAATGGCGTATGACTTCAGCGGGTACGCCACAAAGAACGACCTGACCTGCTCAGACGGTCGGATCATTCGCCGCGACGCCTTCCGTGACAACGACGGAGCCACCGTCCCGCTTGTGTGGCAGCACGGTCATAACGACCCTGCGAACGTCATTGGACACGCGAAGCTCGAGAATCGCAAGGACGGCGTGTACGCCTACTGCTCCTTCAACAAGACCGACGCGGCTGAGACCAGTCGCGAGCTGGTCGAGAACGGAGACGTGGACTCGCTGTCGATCTATGCCAACCGCCTGTCCCACTCAGGACCTAGCGTGACGCATGGAAACATCGTTGAGGTCTCGCTCGTGCTTTCGGGCGCGAACCCCGGGGCGCTCATCGACAACGTGGCCATTCAGCACTCCGACGGATCCTACGAGGACGCCGAGGATGAGGCCATCATCTACACCGGCACTGCACTCTCGCACTCGGACGAAGAGCCCGAGGATGGAGAGGGAACCGAAGAGGAAGAGGAGGCCGACGTGGCCGACGAGGAGTTCGACGTCAACGAGTTCGTTGACTCCCTCACCGACGAGCAGGTTGACACTCTGTACGATTTCATCCAGTCCCTCCAGGACGAGGATGACGACAACGACAACGACGAGGCCGAGCACGGTTTCGGCAAGGAGGATGTTCTGGTGCACTCCAACATCTTTGAGGGTTCGGACGAACCGGTCTACGGTGAGGTTCTGTCCCACTCCCAGATTCAGGAGATCTTCGAGGACGCTGCCCGCCCGGGCATGACCCTCAAGACTTCGTTCTTGGCTCACGCTCAGGACTACGGCATCAAGGAGCCGGAGAAGCTGTTCCCCGACGCCACGCTGGTGGACAAGGAGCCCCAGCGCGTCATGCGCGAGAACAGCTGGGTCTCCAAGGTTCTCAATGGCTGCAAGCACACGCCGTTCTCCAGGGTCAAGACCCAGTGGTCCGACCTCACCCCCGACGCTCTGCGCGCCAAGGGCTACGTGAAGGCCAGCCGCAAGAAGGACGTCGTCTACGAGGTGGCCAACCGCACCACCACCCCGACCACGATCTACAACAAGACTCGTATGGACCGCGACGACATCCTGGACATCACGTCCTTCGACGTTGTCGCCTGGATGAAGCAGAACCTGCGTCTCGCTCTTGACGAGGAGCTGGCTCGCGCCATCCTGATCGGTGACGGCCGCGACGTGTCTTCCCCGGACAAGATCAAGGAGGCCAACATCCGTCCGATCTGGAAGGATGATGAGCTCTTCGCCCACAAGGTCACCCTTGAGGCCGCTGCGGATCAGTACGCTGTCATCGACGCCGTTCGCCGTGCCAGGAAGAACTACAAGGGTTCCGGCTCTCCGGTTCTTTATACCACCAACGAGTTCGTCTGCAACCTGCTCGAGCTCCGCGACAAGAACAACCGGTACGTCTTCCAGACCCCGCAGAACATCGCCACCAGCCTGAACGTCTCCGACCTGGTCGAGGTTGAGGTCATGGAGGGCGCCGAGCGTGACGATAACGGCAAGCGCAAGCTGCTCGGCATCATCGCCAATCTGTCCGACTACACTCTTGGTGCCGACAAGGGCGGCGAGGTCAACTTCTTCGATGACTTCGACCTGGACATTAACCAGCAGAAGTACCTGTTGGAGACTCGGTGCTCCGGCGCGCTGACCAAGTACAAGAGCGCTCTGGTCATCGAGCAGAAGACGGCCTGATTCGTCAAAATGGCTAAGTTCTTCGGAAAGATCGGTTACGGCGAGTCCGTACAGGTCAAGCCTGGGGTTTGGCAGGACAAGATTACCGAGAGATCGTACTACGGTGACGTCACACGAATGATGAAGCAGTATGTCTCGACCGACAAGGTGATTCCGGATCTCCGCACGAACAACCAGATCCGCATTCTCGCGGACGCGTTCGCTCTGGAGAACTTCACGGCCATCAAGTACGTGGAATGGATGGGGGCGCGCTGGTCTGTCAGCAACGTCGAGGTCGCACGCCCCCGTCTAGTCCTCGACCTCGGAGGGGTGTACAATGGGCCGACTGCAACTCCATGAGTCTTTGGTTGGGGCCCTTGGCTCGGACCATGTATACTACCAGCCACCGGAATCGGTCAAGCTCATCTACCCATGCATCGTCTATCAGCGCAACAACGCTTCGCCGTATTACGCGGATAACGTGCTGTGGTGGAACTTGATTGGATATCAGGTCACGGTCATCGATCGCGATCCGGATAGTGTCGTGAACGACAAGGTGGCTGCAATGCCGACGGCTCGATTCAGCCGCTTCTTCGCGACTGAGGGCCTCAACCACAATGTGTTCACCATCTACGCTTAGGAGGACGCAGCATGGCTGCTCTCACCTGGGACCAGGATGGCGCTCGCGTCTACGAGACTGGTGTTGACCACGGCGCTCTGTACGTCGTGGATTCGGGCACTGGTAAGTACGGCAAGGGCGTGGCCTGGAACGGTCTCACCAAGGTTACCGAGACCCCGTCAGGCGCCGACATCTCCGATGTCTACGCGGACAACACCAAATACCTCTCCCTCCAGGCCGCTGAGACCTTCGAGGGTACCATCGAGGCCTACACGTTCCCCGACGAGTTCATGGCCTGTGATGGCACCGAGGCTGCCGAGGCCGGAGTTTACCTCGGCCAGCAGGCTCGTGCGAAGTTCGGTATCGTCTACCGGACTGTCAAGGGTAACGACACCAAGGGTAACGCGTTCGGCGAGAAGATCCACGTTCTCTATGGCCTGACCGCTAAGCCTTCGGAGCGCGCTTACAGCACGATCAACGACTCTCCTGAGGCTATCAGCTTCTCCTGGAGTGTCAAGTCGACCCCTGTCGCGGTCACTGGCCACAAGCCGGTTTCCGTTGTCACTCTCGACAGCACCGTGCTCACCCCCGCGAAGTACAAGGCTGCCAAGGAGACGCTGTTCGGCAAGTCCGACGCCGAACCGAAGCTCCCCACACCGGACGAGCTCATCGCCGTCATCAAGACCGCGGCCTGAGATACGCCTGCGCCCTCGGTTGAACGCCGAATCCCGAGGGCGCACCGCCTCGATAGGAACACACATGCTTACACTTCAGATCCACGGGGAGGAGAAGTACGACGATGTACGCAATCTCTTCATTCCTGGAATCGTCACCGAGCTGAAGCTCGAACACAGTCTTCTGTCTCTGTCAAAATGGGAATCGATCTGGAAGGTGCCGTTCCTCGGTAATAGGGAGCGCACCGCCGAGCAGTCGCTCAGTTATATCGAGTGCATGACAATCGGTAGGGTTAATCCTCTGGCATACTCCCATCTCACACCTGAACACGCCCAGAAGGTTGCTGACTACATCAACGACCCGATGACAGCGACGACATTCCGAGATCATGGTCCGGGATCGCGAGAGATCATCACTTCGGAACTGATCTACTACTGGATGGCTACGTTCTCTATTCCGTTCGAATGCGAGAAGTGGCATCTGAACCGCCTCATGACTCTGATCCGTGTCTGCGGCGAGAAGAACAAGGATCCCAAGAAGATGAGCCGGGCCGAGATAGCTCGTCAGAACCGTTCGCTTAATGCGGCCCGTAGAGCGAAGATGGGAAGCAAAGGATGATCACAGGAACCATCTCCGGGAAGTCCAACCCGGGGTCCACCATCGTTGTGGATGTGGTTAACGGGTCTTCTACCTCTCTCACCACGATCGATGGGGACGTCAATATCCAGGCCGTGGGATTCGAGGGCGCTTACACCCGAATCTACGTCTACTACGCGGACAATACGAGCGCGAAGTACAACGGAACCCTCAGCGAGAAGCGACCGATTTCGTTCAATGCGACCAAGAACGCCGGAGGTGGCGGCAACGGCAATGTTCTCATCCTGCCGGTCGGTGGCGAGGTTCCGTCGGGGACTCCGTCGAACACGGTGATTGTTCGTAGGACCGTCTGATGGTTATGCGAATCCGCGGATCCGTCAACAGCTCGGATCCAACGAAGCCGCTCAGTTACACGGGGGCGTTCAAGTCCGGCGACTGGGGGCTCCTTGTTGTGGCCGGGCAGTTCGGATCGCAGGGAGATGCCACGCCTGCGGGCTGGACCGGTATTTACGACTCCGACAAGAAGAACGAGAACTGGATTCGCTCAACCACGGTGGCCGTGCACAAGGCCCAGTGGGGTGCCGAGTTCCGCAACATCAACTGGGGATCCAAGAACGCGGAGTACAAAGGGCGTCAGTGCGCATATTTGGTCGTGATCGACGGTTCCACCATCGACAATATGGAGCTCGAGGCAATTCACAGTACGGAGAACGCACAGCTCATAAGCGACGTTCCCTGCTTCGGCATCATGACGATGCATGCCACGGCCGCCGAGGGCATCATCACTTTCCCCGGCACTACGACCGTCGTCACGAACGGCGCTTGGGGGAAGAAGACCGACGCAAGTTGGAGCTCGATCGCGGTTAACTACGCCACGGCTCCTTTCACCGCTCCTGCGGGCGGAACCGTCGCTAAGAGTCGCACATTCGTCAAGGTCACGGAACACGTCGAGCAGGCGAGTGAGGACCCGACGATGGCTAACGGTACGCGAGTGGAGTACTTCGTCTGGTCCGGCACCGATGCGATCTCGTGCGTCAGCATGAAGGCTATCCCTTATGGCTCTCGCTCTGTCGAGGAGATGCTCAGGACCCCGAAGTTCTTCGTAGCCCATCGGGGCGGATCCGCATCCTGGCCGGAGCATACCGAGCGTGCGTATTCGCAGTGCCCGATCTTCAAGTGTCACGGCCTCGAGATGAGCTGCGGACAGTCGAGTGACGGCGTGTGGTTCGGGTGCCATGACCAGTCGCTTTCGCGTCTTGTTCCGGCGCTCACTAAGCCCGTGGACCAGTACACGTGGGCGGAGATCAAAGCCGCTGCTTCCAAGACAGAGAATATGCCTGCAAGACTCGATTGGCTGATCGAGCACTACATCGACAGCCACGTTCTCGTGGTCGACCCGAAATATCAGACCCGAAAGTGGGAAGAATTCCTGGCGGTCTTCAAGGGCTTGGAGAACAAGATCATCTTCAAGGCGTACGGCGACACGCAATGGGCGTTCGACATGATTCGAGCCAAAGGCGTTAAGACGTGGGGGTACGCTTACGCCGGCGACAAGGACAAAGCCTGGTATGCGGACTGGGCCGCGGGAAAGACATGTGATGTTCTCAGCATGGAGTACACTGCGCCGCAGGAAATCTGGACCGCGCTCAAAGCCTCCGGCAAACCATTGGTCTCACACATTCCTTCTGTTCCCGAATCCGTCAAAATGGGTTGGGACAAGGGGGCAGACGGTACGATCTGCTCAAACCCAAAGGCGTGCATGCCTACGTGTGCGTGAGAGGAGGATGGATTGACTGTAGCTTCGTACGCTGCTAGCTGTGCTAGGTACTATGCTGATGATGCAAACATCGGATACAGTCAGCCCGAAAGGTGGACCTTCTACGACCAGTCCGACTGGGATGGATGGTTCCACGGAATCGCGGCCAACGCGGATTGCTCGGCGCTTGTCGCGGGATGCTACAACCTGGCTGCCCACCACGAGTGGGGCGAGCCTTTCACCGCGGGATACTTCCCGAAGTCGACCTGGACCGGATCCCTTCGTGATGAGTGCGCTCGGCGAAACTTCGCGGATATTTCATACTCGTGGAACGGTAACGAGCCTGACGGCGGTTTCGAGGTTGGCGACATCGTCTTGAGCGAGGCTGCTTCTGGAGGCCGTGGGCACGTGGCCATCGTGACTCAGACCGGCCCGACGGTCCTCGCCGAGGCCTGGATCGCCGAAGATGGCTCCATCGACGGTTACGCCGGTGACCAGACAGGTGGTGAGGTTCGAACGATCCTCTACAACGACCACCCGTATACCAACGGCGACGCCTGGACCCACTGCCTTCGCCGCAGGGACAACCATGTCTCCGTAGACGACGGAACGCGTTCTGCAAGTTCTGGTTCTTCGTCCTCGAACAGCTCCAGTCCGTCAACCACGAGTATCCAGGATGCCGTGCTGCAGGCCGCTGACAATGTCGGTTGCCCTTGGTGGGCGGCCCTCGCCTGCTTGTGGATGGAGACCGGTTTCGAGGGGGCGAACATCTACGGCCACGACGCTGGTGGCGCCTGTTCCGGATGGGGCGAGGTCACGAAGGAGAACTTCGAGAACGACTTCTGGCCCGTCGTTTCGAACTGGGGGACATCAAACGGTGTCGGCCCTCTGCAGGTGACTTATAACGGCTACTTCATCCAGGATGCGAACCGTGCTTGGTGGGATCCGGAGAAGAGCGCGGAAGTCGGTTGCGCAATTCTGCGTGATCTGATCGCTTACGAGGGCGATTCATACGAGGACCTTCGTCGAGTCGGGTCTCGTTACAACAGCGGAAACGCTTCGGGTGCTTACGACTCCTACGGCGTTCCGTTCTCGCAGCACTGTGAATGGTGGTACAACCACGGCCGTCCTTCGGGCGGCGGAGAGGAGTCATGGATGAGTGAGGGTGTCGACATTCTCAAGGAGATGAACGCTCGCCTGATCGAGATCTCGGACCAGACCGGTTCCGGCATCGCGGGTCGTCGTTTCGACGGTCCCCTGGTCGGCTGGTTCAAGACTGTGAGCGGCCAGCTCTCCACCCTGAACGACAAGGTCGACGCGCTGTCGGCCAAGCTCGACCAGAAGTGATCTGAGGAGGTCCAGCCATGCCTACGGGCAAGTTCAGCGGGAGCTTTCCCGCGTGGTCCGTCGTCCAGGTGGACTGTCTCGACGGAGACACGTTCGTCAAGTTCGTGGACGGCACCGGGCGTCTGACCGGACAGGTCGATTACCGCGAGAAGCTCGACGCTCGAGTTTGGTGTCACGTCGGCATGGCTGAGGCCTATCGTCTCGTTACGCTCGATGCATCCAGGGTCACAGACGTGTCTCTGGATGTGCCGGGCGCTAACGGTGGCAACACAAAAGAGCTCGAGCGACAGATAGACCTCCTGGCCCAGGACGCTTCGCCGTTCGTCAAGGGGCACAGGTACTACAGCCCGGTCACCTACTTCTGGCCGGACTACTACAACGGCGCGACGTCAAAATGGAATAGAACTCTCGGATACGGCTCATCCCTCGGCGTTGTCATCATGAACCGGAATAGCGGAGACTGGGAAACGTTCGACGCCGACTTCCAGAAACAGGCGGCCAGAGCGCTTTCCGCCGGGGCTAAGCGCTGTGTCTTCTATGTCAAGACTCAATACGGCGTTGCCGAGCTTCCGAAGAACGACCCTGCTCGCGCCGGAGTACCTGACGTTGACAAGTACACCCAGGACTACATCCTTCAGCAGATCGCCTGGGCTAAGAAGAACTACCCGAACGAATGTCAGGGGGTCTTCCTCGACGAGGTGGTCAACGGCTGGGGTGCACAGGCGCCCAGACTCGACTGGTACAGGCAGCTGTTCAAGAAGATTCGCGATCTTTACGGCAAGCAGTTCCTCATCGTCATCAACACCGGGTCGAACATCGCCGACGACTTCGTCAGCGCGGATTTCGACATCTGCATGTGCTTCGAGGAGAAGGCCGAGACCTACCTCAAGAACGATGCGATGAAGCCCGTCATGACCGACCGGATGATGCAGGAGCCGGCCACTCGCTGGTGGCACGTTATTCACGACGTCACCAAGGACAATTACCAGAAGGTCGTGAACCAGGCGGCGTCTCTCGACGTGGCGCACCTCTACATCACCGACGGCCAGCTCGTCAAGGGCGAAGGCGGTCAGTGGAAGCCCGAGGCGAATCCGTATCAGAATCCCCCGAGTGAATGGCTTATGCCTCTCACCATCGCATGGGTCAACGGTTACCTCGACATCCTTAATCGGGTCATAGCTCTGGAGGCCAAGCAGAAGTGAGCGTCTCGCTCTCACTCGACGGCAAGTTCGTCAAGACCGAGGCGTGGCTCACCAAGCTCAAAGAGCAGGAGTACCTCGACGTACTCAAGGACTGCGGTCAGCGGGGTGTGGACGCGTTGAGTGACGCCACCCCCGTTGACACTGGCCTCACCTCGCAATCCTGGACCTATAACATCGAAAAAGGGTCCGGCGTCGGCCGCATCGTATGGTCGAACACCCACGTCGTCAACGGCGTCAACATCGCCGTGATTCTCCAGTACGGACATGGCACCGGAACGGGCGGCTATGTCCAGGGCAGGGATTATATTAATCCGGCCATGCAACCCATATTCGACGAGATCGAGCAGAGAGTGCTCAAGGTGGTGAATTCCGTATGAGTACCATTGAGGACAAAGTCGTATCCCTGAAGTTCGATAACAAGCAGTTCCAGTCAGGAGTTGCGGAGTCTCTCCAGTCCGTTGAGAAACTCAACACGGGCTTGAAGATGGAGGGCGCCACCCAGGGGCTCGACAACGTCGCGAATTCCGCAAGGCGCCTGACATTCGGCGAGGCCATCAGCGGCGCCGGGAACCTGATCTCAAACATGAGCGTTCTCGGGGTATCCGGAATCGCCGCACTCGGAGGCATTGCGTCAAAAGCCGTCTCCGTCGGAGCAGACTTGATCAAATCCCTCTCGATTGAACCGGCGCTCGACGGTTTCCAAGAGTATGAGATGCAGCTCAACTCTGTTCAGACGATTCTCGCCAACACGGCGAGCAAGGGCGAGGACATCAACAGTGTCAACGCCGCCCTTGACGAGTTGAACACGTACGCGGACCAGACCATCTACAACTTCTCCGAGATGACTCGGAATATCGGTACCTTCACGGCAGCCGGTGTGGGTCTGAAGGACTCGGTGTCCGCCATTAAGGGTCTGAGCAACCTCGCGGCTGCTTCAGGCTCAACCAGCGCCCAGGCGTCCACGGCCATGTATCAGCTCTCGCAGGCCATCGCCACCGGTACGGTTCGACTCATGGACTGGAACTCGGTGGTCAATGCCGGAATGGGCGGTGAGCAGTTCCAAGAGGCCTTGAAGCGCACGGCTCGCATTCACGGCGAGGCTGTGGACGAAGCCATTGCGAAAGAGGGGTCCTTCCGTGACTCCTTGCAGGACGGATGGCTCACATCCGAGGTTATGCTCGAGACATTGAGTTTGATGACCGGCGACTACTCCGAGGAAGCCATCCGCGCGATGGGCTATACCGAGGAGGAGACCCAAGCGATCATGGAGTTCGCGGAGACCGCCAAAGGTGCCGCAACCCACATCAAGACTTTCTCGCAGCTCGTCGGAACAGTCAAAGAGGAACTGGGCTCCGGGTGGGCCACCACTTGGCGAATCGTCATCGGCGACTTCGAGGAAGCCGAGCAGCTTTGGACCAGTATCGGAAACGTTATCACGTCCAAGATCTCCGACATTTCCAGCGCCAGGAACAAGATGCTTCTGGAATGGAAGGAGTTGGGCGGTCGGGACGAGCTCCTGCGTGGTCTGAAGAACTCCTTCGAGGCGCTGATCAAACCCATTCAGGCTATCGGCAATGCCTTCGGGAGAGTATTCTCCGGACCGTCGGCTCAGGGGCTTTACAACGTCACGAAAGCGTTCGCTGACTTCACGGCCACACTGGTCATGAACGATCGGACGATGGAGGTTATCACCTCTGCGTTCGAGGCTCTGTTCAGCGCCGCTAAGCTGGGTCTTGATATATTCGTCGACCTGGCGAAGATCGTCGGCTCAGTACTCTTCGGAGCGTTCCACATTCTCACGACTGTTCTCGGTATAGCGATCAGGTCTACCGGAGGTCTTGTAGGAGTCATCCGGGATGCTGTGAACTGGGTACGAAACTGGTACGAGTCTCTCAATCTGTCCGAGCGCGTGATCACGGCGATCACCAACGCCTCGAACAGGATGGCGGACGCCATGGCCCGCACGGTCACCTGGACTAAGCAGCTCGTCGCCGGATTCAAGCAGGGGTTCACTTCGGAGTACGCCTCTACCTGGGATCGTCTCACGGATGCCGTCGAGCGACTGTGGAAGGCGATGAAAATCGCTGGTACCGTCATCAAAGACGTGATCCTGGAGCCTTTCAGGCAGCTCAAGAACGACAGTGGCCCAGTTGGCGACGCGGTGAACGCCGTTGGAACAGCTGTGGGCGCTGCCGGAGCCGCTGCAGAGAAGGCGGGTGGATGGTTCGTCCAGCTCAAGGATAAGATCGTCGCGTTCTTCCGCGGAGCGGACGAGAATTCCGAGGGATGGGGCAAGTCGTTCGCCGACAAGCTCATTCCTTTGACGGATCAGCTCATCGACAAGATCGATCGTCTTTCCGACCGCACCATGGTGTGGGGAAATACAATTGCGAACTGGGTCTCGCCGCGAGCTCAGGCATTGGCCAAGCACGTCGATGAGCTCAGGTCAAAATGGAGTGACTTCAAAGAAAGTCTTGGGGACGTTGACTTCTCCTGGACCGATAAGCTGAAGTCCGCAGTCGCCGCGGTGGGGTCTGGAATCGGTAACGTGTTCTCCGGCATGAAGTCGGGAAACATCGACTGGTCGCCGTTCACCAAAGCGTGGAATGATCTTAAAGAGATTGTCTCACATTACACCGAGAGAGTGCGAGGCGCCATTTCGGTGACGTCCCAGTTCGTCAAGAATCTGGATCTGGGAAGTAAAGTCTCCTCCGGGTGGTCGAACTTCCTCGACCTGCTGAAGAACATCATAGGGTTCCTTTCCAAGCTCGGAGAGTTCGCGGTGTTCGTCGGCGTCAAGATCAAGAACGCACTCGAACCGATTTTCGGCGGAATTCTCAGCCAGTTCAAGAACGGCGATTGGCAGGGGCTCTTCGACAACCTCGTCAAGGGTGGTGCTCTGGCCACATTCGTCGTCCTGGCTAAGAAGGTGACCGATACCCTCAAGGCTATGAAAGAGACATTCGAGGGTTGGGCTGGAATCGGCGACAGCGTCAAGGGTGTCATCGATGGATACGCCGAAAGCATGGAAGCGGCCACCGGTAAGGTGAAGGCCGAAACGCTTCTCATCTACGCTGCGGCTATCGGTGTCCTGGCAGCAGCCTTGTGGATCCTGGCTCAGGTTCCCGCGGAAAGTGTCATGGCCTCCGGAATCGCCATCGGTGTTGCGTTCACGGCCATCACCAAGGCCATGGAGAAGATGAACGACTCCATGAGCGCCGTCTCTTCGGGTAAGATGATCGTCCAGGCAGCCGGCTTGATTCTGGTCTGCACAAGCATCATCATTCTCGGTCACGCCATGCAGAACGTCGCTTCTCTCGGCTGGGGCGGAATTATGAAAGGCCTCGTCGGGGTCGGAGCGGCTATCGGCATGCTGGTCGTCCTGGCGAACACTATGGGGTCTCCGCGTCAGCAGACGAAGTTCATCTCGTTCGGTCTGGCAATGAACCTCATGGCCGCGGCAACGCTCGTCATGACCAAGGTCGTCAAGAATCTCGGTGAGATGGATACCGGGAGCCTTATTCAAGGTGAACTGGCTCTGGCAGCGCTGCTCGTCATCGTCGGCATTTACGCCGAGATCTCGAACAAGAAGGTCAGTATCGGTTCAGCCTTGGCGTTCCTGGCTATCGCCTACGTCTTGAAGCAACTGAGCGGTATTATTTCCGAATTCGCTTCAATGCCGTGGTCCGACTATCTCAAGGGTGTCGTCATGATGGGTCTAGTGCTCGCTGGGCTCATCGTCGCGATGAACTTCAGTGACTCCAACATCACCGGTGCAGCCACTTTGATGATTGCGGTACTCGCCGTCAAATTGGCAGCTTCTGAGATAGCCAACATCGCTTCCATGGACTGGGGGACCTACCTCAAAGGCGTCACCATGATGGGTCTGGTGCTTGCAGCTTTGGTTATCGCCACCACTCTTGCGGACGGCGGAATCCTTGGAGCTGCTGGTATTATCCTGACAGCCCTGGCCATCCAAATCCTGGTCCCAGCCCTCCAAGCCCTGGCCGACATGTCATGGGCGGAGTTGCTCGAGGGGCTTACGGGTCTCGGTCTGGCTTTGGCCATTGTGGTCGTCGCGGGTTACGCAGCGACAGGTGCGGCTGTCGGTCTCCTGGCTCTAGGCGTGGCTATCGCGCTTATCGGTGCGGGTGTCGGCATAGCGGCAATCGGTCTAGCAGCGTTCATCGAGGCGCTCACCGGGCTATTGTCTCTCGGTGGACAGAGTGTCGAGCTCTTCCTGCAGCTATGTCAGGGACTTATCGATATGCTGCCCTCGCTCGGTACAAATGCTGCGCAGGCGCTGATCAACTTCTGCCAGGTCTTGGTCGACAATCAGCAGACGGTCGTCGACACGATCACTTTGCTGATGACGGCCATCGCTCAGGCTGCTATTAACTCGACCCCGACCATCGTTGAGGCGTTCGGCGTCGTCACTATGGCCATCCTCGACAAGTTCGTTGAGCTAACGCCGCAAGTGACGCAGGCCGCATTCGATATGATCATCGGGTTCATTGACACCTGTACGGCGAACATGCCGACATTGGTGTCGTCGGGGGCCAACCTGATTCTGTCGTTCTTGCAAGGACTGAACGACTGGATTCCGACGATCGCTGATGCTGCCACGACAGCCATCGTGACCTTCATCACGGCCATCGGGGACAACTCGCCCAGGGTGGCTAACGCCGCGTTCGACACCGCGATCAAGTTCATCAACGGTCTTGCGGACTCCATTCGCAACAATAAAGATCGTTTGTATGACGCGTGCGGGAACCTGGTGGACGCCATTAAGGGGTTCATCATGGAGGGTATCGAACGGATCAAGAGTAGCATCAAGTCCAAGGCCGGAGAACTTGGTAGTCACCTGGTTGATGGTATCCAGAACTCCATTCGAAACGGAGTTTCGCGAGTCGTCAACGAGATCAGGGACTTGGCCAACCGGGCCATCGCCAAGGCGAAGGATTTCTTCGGAATTCACTCACCTTCCAGGGTCTTCTACGAGATCGGCCAGTACAACATTCAGGGTCTGGCCAACGGTCTCAGGGACTCCGGAGAAGCAATCGGCGCTATTTCCGACCTGAGCGACACTTTGACCGGGTCAATGAAAGCCGCTATGGACGGTCTCGACTACTCGAGTTACCTCGACGAGTCGACCCTGAGTCCTGAGATCAAACCGGTAATGAACCTGGATAACGTCACCGAGGGCGTCGACCAGATGCGGCAGCTCCTGAATCAGGACAGTCTTGTGGCACCGGTAACGGCACAAATGGCTTCGCAGGCGGCCGCACAGCCTGCCGTAACGGCCCAGCCGCAGCCTCAGGCTACTGGCGATAGGCCATTCGGAGACGCGCAGTCGGTCGTATTCAACCAGTACAACACGTCTCCTCGAGAGCTGTCGACAGCGGAGATCTATCGACAGACGCACAACCAGTTGAGTCAGGTAAGGGAGGCCATGTATCAGCTATGATCCGCACCATCGTCCTCACCAATCCCGGTGGCGAGACGTTGGCGCTTGATCTCTTCGAGCCGTGGAAGACCGGGATCGCCGTCAAGAACGTCGACGGTCTCGGTCCGGGCAAGGCCGATATCAACACCACCGACCTTGCCCTCACAGACTCAGCTCTCTTCAACGGTTCCAGGGTGCAGAAGCGCACTATCTCTCTCACCCTGGTTCCGATGGAGACCACCACGCAGGATGTCGAGCAGTCCAGGCAGAAGATCTATCGTTTCTGCCAGATCAAGCAGCCCGTACGAATCACCGTGTATGCTGACCACCGTCAGGCGTATACCGACGGATACGTCGAGTCATCAGAGCCTGACATCTGGTCCAACCTGGAGTCTCACAAAATCTCAATCCTCTGCCCTTACGGATATTGGTATGACAACCGCGAGGATGCTTCGGACCTCATCAACTTCGACGTTGAGGAACCATCGTTCGAGTTCTCCTGGGAGGACCCTCTCCCAGATTCCCCTACGCTGGAGTTCTCGCGCACCCTGTCAGACAAGACGGCTGTGGTGAACTATGGGGGCGACGTCGAGGCCGGTTTCCTTATGCGTATCAAGATACTCAAGGCTAATCCGCTTCCGATCACCTTGACCGAGAGGGTCTGGCAGCAGACGATGAAACTCACTGGCAAGTGGACTCCATCCGCCACGGCGTACCAGCCATCTGTCGGAGACACCATCGAAGTGGACACTCGTGTCGGTCGAAAAGGAATCTATCTGGAAAAACCGAACGGTACTCGGTACAAGGGGATGTACTTCCTGGACTTCAACTCCGACTGGCTGATCCTGCACCCAGGACGAAATGAATTCCACTACTCCATGGCCGACAAGAACGCCGTGGATATTCGATTCACCACGGACATCACGTACCAGGGGGTGTGAATGTATCTGGCCGTACTCGACGAGTCATGCAACCTCACGCATCTCGTCGATGACTATATTTCCGTCGTGTGGACGGAGCGCTTCCATGGCTACGGTGATTTCAAGCTGGTCGTGCCTGGAACGTACGCCAACCTCCAGGAGTACCAGCTGGATTATTACTTGTTCACCAAGGACACGAACAAGTTGATGATCATCGAGCAGGTCGAAATGGAGACGCACTACGGCGAATCCAGCACGCTCACTATCACGGGGCGCTCGATCGAGTCCGTTCTCGACCGAAGGGTTCTGCACCCGTACCCGGTGAACGACTACACCATCTGCGCCAAGCACGAGTCCACTAACGGCATCATTCGAGACGTCGTCAAGGACATGACGAACCTCCTATTCAAGGTCGACGATTCGAGTCACCCGAGACACGTGCAGGGCTTCCGATGGTATCATCCATGGGATCTACCCGCCGATATTCTGCATGGCCGCGATGGAAACGCCATGGATATAGGATCAATGCGGCTCGGATCCAACGAAGCGATCAGGACGTCCTCCGGATCCCACGTCGAGAATGCGGGAGTCTACGGAGAGGCCACGTGGGACCAATACATCATGCAGGGGTCGTGGTACTCTTTGATGCAGGATATCACGGACCTTAACATGAGCGGATGGGCGATTGAGTTCGCTGACAACAATCCTTGGTACTGGTACGGGTATGCATATCTTGGGATCAACCGAACGGACTCACAGAATACGAATCCTCCCGTGACGTTCTCTCCCTCGTTCGAGAACCTGTCCAAAGGCACATATCTCAAGTCCAAGGTCGGGACTCGAACAAAGATCTTCTCCGGACTCCAGCAGGTACATGTCACCTCCGGTATGGAGCAGGAATACATGTGGCAGACGGACGTCAATATCCAGAACGAGTCCGTGCGGGTCGGCACCAACGGCCTTGGTCTGCGGGAGGGATATCTTGAGAATCCCGGGGTTATGACGCATAACGGTTACCTGGCCACGAGTGCGAACTCTGCGAGAACCGGGAACACGGGGGTGGACCCTGAGGCCGCCAGACGACAGCTGAAGGACAAATGCGACACGGAACTGTGGAAACATATGCCTATCCAGATGTACGAAGGGGTTGCCGCAGTCAACTCGATCTACAAGTATCGCGAGGACTTCTTCCTGGGCGACTTCGTACAGATCGAGAACGAGTACGGCCAGAAGGACGTCGCCCGGGTAACCGAGTACGTTCGTTCATCAGACGTCAACGGGGACACCTTCTACCCCACGTTCTCGTCTTTGTCAGATCTACAGAAGAGTAAACCGGGGTTGAACATCAAATGACGCTTACCAGTGGTTTCTATTCCTCTAAGGACGGAGACCGCAAGTATTCAGCAGAGCAGATGGGTGAGCTCTTCGACGGTCTCATTCATTACGGCATCTACCAATCATACGGCCACGCACTGGGAGTCACAGCCATCAGTGGAAAGTGGGCTGTTCGTATAGGCACAGGTCGCGCGTTCCTCAACAAGACCTGGGTGAACAACGACGCTCCGTACGACCTTCCTCTCGAGCAGCCGGACGTCACCCATCCTCGCTGGGACTTGGTCTGCTTGCGCATCAACAGGGAGCCGTCGGTAAGGGCCGCGTCGTTCGCCGTCTACAAAGGCGTGTCCAGCAGCAATCCGCAGGTTCCGAACGTGCGAAACACGGACCTCGACAAGTGGTATCCTCTGGCGAGGATTCGCACGAGTCCGGGTATGCAGCAGGTCACATACAACCAGATCTGGAATGCTCGGGGTTCGTCAGACACACCTTGGGTGACGGGAGTCGTTGAGAGCCTCGACGCCTCGACCCTCTATGCCAAGTGGGATGCCCAGTACGAGCAGTGGTCCTCTGAGCAGCAGAAGGCGCAATCTCTGAACTTTCAGAACTGGATGTCCGAGCAGAAGACGGACTACGAGTCCTGGCGCAACACCTTGAAGACAACGCTCGACGGCAACGCCGCGGCGAAACTCGCTCAGCGTCTTGACCGCGTCGAAAAGCAGATCTCGTCGTTCACGCAGGGCGTGGCGATCAAGGACGTCCTTCTGGACGCTCAAAATGGCGCAGAAATACAGGACCATGCGGGCAATCCCATCAATGCCCAGCGCCTCTATATGATGGTTTGAGCAGAGGAGTATATCCATGAAGATCTCGGACTATCCCGAGGCCACATACATCGGTCAGAATACCGATTACTTCGTCATCCAGAACGGCGCCACCAGCACGAAGAAGATCAACGCGGATTCATTCAGGTTCGCGATGTTCGACAACGTGCCGATGATGCACCGAGTCCTCGCCAGGGGGTACAACCTCGGTTCGTCGTTCACGAGCCAGCAGCAAGCCTCGATTTCCTCTGGTCAGTTCACGAACATGTGGATTGGGGACTACTGGACTACGGGTGATACGAAGTGGTACATTGTCGATTTCGACTACTGGGGTGCGTGCGACCCCTCGATCGGTCACCACATCGCAGTTATGCCAGACCGCAACACATCTTCAGCGGTATTGCACCGAGGTGAGTACTGCGGCGGATTCCGCAACAGCGAGCTCTTCGCGGCGCTTAACGATAACCCGAAGACTAACGCCACGAAGGCCTACGGTCTCTTCGGAGAGTCGCACATTCTCGCGCACAACTCATGGTTCGAGAACCGTTGGGACACGGACACCAAGTACGGCGGCACAGTTCGCGAGGAGGGATACCGCCTGTACGCCCAGAGCGGCGAGGTGTTCAAGATCAAGGTCACAATTCCTACTGAGCAGATGCTGTTCGGTGCCCATGTTAAGCAGTCGTTCCAGAACGGCTCCGAAGGAGCATACCGGGCCGAGTGCCGCCAGCTTCGATATTTCCAGCTGTTCAACCACCAGAACCCGAATGAGAATTTCTGGCTCCGTGACCAGACGTGGGCTAACTACTTCAGCGCCTGGAAGGAAAACATCGCTCGTGACGAGATCATGACGAGCTCTCTCGGAATCCGGCCGGTTCTGGCCATCGGAGGCTGACACGTGCGCCCAGAGCTCACTATGATAGTGACTATCGCGACAAGTGTGCTCGCGTCTAGTGGTCTATGGGCATTCTTAGACCGTCGGGCGGAAAGGAAAGACGCTCGAACACAGCTCCTTCTCGGCATTGCCCACAACCAAATAATGGCTCTCGGGACGGCGTATCTGTCTCGAGGATACATCACCATCGACGAGTACGAGGATCTGCAGAAGTATCTGTATTCCCCGTATTCGTCTTTCGGTGGTAACGGCATGGCTGAGAAGGTCATGAAGGAAGTCCAGGAACTTCCTATACATTTTCCGGAGACTCGAAAACACTACAGACCGGAGGACACGCATGTCTAACTCCACCTACGACAAGGCCAAGTGGGTTGCTTTGACCCTGCTCCCCGCCCTGTCGGCCCTCTACGTCGCTCTCGCCGCCTCGCTCGGTTGGGGTCACGTGGATGCGGTTGTCGGGACCATCGCCGCAGTCGACACCTTCCTCGGCACGCTGCTCGGCATCTCTGCCAAGAACTACACCCCGTCCACCGACGGCGTGCTGCACGTCGACCACGGCAAGCAGGAAGTCTACGCCGCTCTCGAGAAGCCGGCGAAGGACCTCGCCGAGAACAAGACCGTCACCCTGGCGGTGAACGAGGTCGCCTGATCGCGCCCTCAACATGTCCTATAATGAGAACCCCATCTGAAAGGACAACCCGAATGAACACTCCCGAACACAATGCTGAGAACGCCCTGAAGGACGCTTATGCATTCATCGACGGAATGGACCCAGACGCGGAGGCGTACGCGAATGCACTCGCCAACATCCGTGAACTGGAAGCCATCTGCGCGAAGCATCGAGACGAAACTCGGCGTGCCGAGAAGCACGAGAGCGAACTCGATAAGCAGCGAGCAGTCAAGCTTCCGTCCCCGGACACGATCGTCACATGTGCGACGTCTCTCGTGTCGGTCCTTCTCGTCGTGAAAGCTGAGAGCATCCTGCCGGTTACCAGCAAGGCACTCGGATTGATCACGAAGGTCCGTATCTGACCGTTCGACGTCCCAGAACCCATATTCAAGCATCTTGCGAGAACATGGGTTCTGGAACTTGTGTTCTAAAAATTCCCGGGTGGGCCGTCAGGACTCGCAAACTCAACATGCCCCATAATGAGACCCCGACTATTGGAAGGAATACACCATGTCCTACGGCACCAAGCTCAAGGAGATCGCTCTGCACGACTCGCTCGCGGTTTGGCTGTACCTCGACAACCTCGAGAAGACAGCTGATCCCGTGTACGCGAACGCGCTCGAGCGGCTTGCTTACGAGCGGCTTGCTCAGGATCACGTGACCGCCTGAACATACTCATGACTCAACCCCACGAACCCCATAACAAGGGTTCTGGGCTTTTCTAGGATAAGATAGGAGCACACATGGGTTCTGCACTGGTTACGACAGCGTCCAAGTGGATTGTCCGCAACCTCCCCGCCATCCTGACAGGGTCTGCCGTGGCAGGTCTGGGGGGAACCGTATATCTGGCCGTCAAGGCGGATCGAGAGGTCCAGGCCATCAAGCGTCGGCAGCGCACGTTCAGCGAGAAGGATTGGAAAACCAAGTACAATGTCGCTTACAAGCTCTACCTCCCCGCAGCCCTCGCCGGCGCGGCAACAGCGGCGTCCATCGTGGGTGCCTTTGCGATCGGGAATCGTCGTCAAGCCGCAGCAGCCGCAGCCTATGCGTTCACGAAGGAGTCGTACGACCGCTACCGTGCCACGACACGACAGGAGATTGGCGACGAGCGGGAACGTGAGCTTGCTACTAAAGCTGCTGAGCGAGTGAATACTCCGGCCACTACGACAGTCGTGGGATCGGGAGACGTCCTGTTCTACGACGGGCACAGTGGTCGCTATTTCCACTCCACGATCGAGACGGTTCGACAGATCCAGAACAACCTGAACTACCAGCTCCTCAAGGGCGATCTGGTGTCTCTGAATGACTTCTACGCAGCCGTCGGTCTTGAGCCGACGGATCTCGGTCAGCAGTTGGGGTGGAACGAGCCGAACGCGATCGACATTCGTTTCGGATCCACGATCACGGATGACGGTAAGCCCTGCGTTGTCACGGACTTCCTTCTTGAGCCCACGGAGGCTTGGTTCCGGTTCGCGTGACGAACACGGACTATAACGAGAGAAAGGAACCACCATGACAAGTAGAATCTCATCCGTTGCTGGATTCGTCGCTGATGTCACTGCTAGTGCTGCAGCCGACGCGATTCTGATGTCGTTGTGCCCTCCCGCTGGCACCGCCGTTACGGTGATGCGCCACGTGGGAGTTCACGCGATTTCAGCCGCAGTCGGCGCGAGCACGGGCAAGTCAATCAGAGAGCAGGTCGAGGAGACGGTCGAGACGATTCGATCCATGAAACAGTCCTGAACTGGAGAGCTCAGAGTCCCTAACACGGGCTCTGGGTTTCTCAATTCGCAAGCTCAACACATCCTATAATGAGAACCCATCTATCCGAAAGGAATACTCATGTCTGAGAACACCTCCACCACCGTTGTTGAGAACGAGAGCGAAGACGCTCCCTTCATCACGATCGACTGGACGCAGGCTGTTCCCGCGGCGAAGAAGTTCGCACGCATTGCTGCTCCCGCAGTCACCGGCATCGCGCTGGCTGTGGTTATCCGCAAGGTCGTGAAGAACGCTTCGAAGCAGGACGCCGACGTGGCCGATCTGACCGAGGGCGTTGACGTTCCCGAGATCGACTCGGCGGACGAGAACGAAGACTGACACATCCATCTGAAAGGCACTCGAGCCCATGGGCCCCTAACACGGGCTCATGGGTTATCATTTCACCAAGGAGCATTCTATGATCAAGCAGACCGTGACAGCCGAGGACTTCGACGGAAACTCGCACACCCAGACGCTTTGGTTCCACCTCAACAAGACGGACGTTCTCGCCCTTCAGCGAAAGCTGCCTCGAGGAATCGAGGAGACGATCTCCACGCTTGCGAACAAGAAGCGTGAGGACGTCACCGACGAGGACACGTGGACTCTGTACGATTTCTTCAAGCTTCTGATGGATTCCAGCTACGGGCGTAAGTCCGCAGACGGTCTTCACTTCGAGAAGTCGGAGGAGATCCTCCACGAGTTCCAGTCCTCCATCTTCTACGACGAGTGCCTGCTCGGTCTTGTCCAGAAGGAGGAGAAGGCGATCGCGTTCTTCAACGGCATCTTCCCGAAGGCGCTGATCGACCAGGCCAAGGCGGAGCACCCCGAGCTCTTCACCGCCAACTGACTATAACTGAAAGGAACACATACATGTCTAGCGGCGTTCCGATTCGCGGATCCCTCCCTGCGAACAGCAACCGTAAGCCCGTCGAGCGAGTTACGTCCAAACCGGCCATCGTCAAGGATCGCACGATCCAGCAGAAGGCGCGGGACGCATTTCTCGGAGACGACGTGAAGAGTGTTGGCGACTTCCTAGTCTGGGACGTGGTCGTTCCAGCGGTCAAGAACACGATCTCGGACATGGTGACCACTGGCGTCAACCGACTCCTCTTCGGGGAGAACAGGACGCCTCTTAGCACCGCCAGGACGGATCACACGTCATATTCTCGAGTCTATCGTGATCGGGGTGACGCCTCGTCCAGGAACCGGGGTTTCGTCAAGCCCGTAGGACAGTACGACTTCTCAAGGATCGTCATTCAGTCCCGCACCGAGGCGGAGGAGGTCCTGAACAACCTTGATCGGACGATCGAGGAGTATGACTTCGCAGCGGTCTCCGACTTCTACGATTACGTCGGTGTCAGCAAGGAGTACACGGACGACCGTTGGGGCTGGCGCGATCTTCGAGGCGCTAGCATCATGCGAGTCGCCGACGGATACGTCATCAACCTGCCTCGTCCGGAGTCATTGTGAGAAAAGAAGCCCCCAAAACCATCTCGTGGATCATTGTCGCCGTAGTAGTTCTCTCTGCGCTATGGGTGATGTGGATCTGCCCGGGAATCATCGCAAAACTCATCATCACGGTCGCTGTACTTGCGTCCCTCTTGTCAGCGCTAGTGGAGGATCTCAAAAAGTGAAAAATGTTGATTGGCTCTTCGTTCTGTTCTGGTTTTTGATCGCTTGCGCATATGCAGCGATCATCGTCGGGGCCCTGATGAACGGATGGGTTCTGTTCCTGGTCATCATGGGAGTTCTGTCCGCTGTGGCTCTCACTGGTGCAGGAGGCAAGTGATGGGTTTCAGTGCATTCGCCATCGTCTCGCTCGTTCTGCTCGTCGCTCTCATGGAATGGACGCTCAGATGAATGTTGCGATTATCGTCTTCGTCATTCTCGTCGGAATCGTATGGGCATGCTATGATGACTTCCCCGACTAACTCGGTGGTGGACGATGTCCTCACAGCAACCGTCTCCGCCCCGGCGGTCCTCCAGATCGCTGGGGCGGAGCGAGCGCTGGCATTTCAAACGCTGGCGTTCCTACATTATATGTCACCGAGGGTACGGTATTATGCGTCTATCACGAATGCGAGAGGCGCTGATTGGGATCAATCCTGATCGAACCGACTGGGTCAAGACCGTTAACGCCCTCCCCGATTCTAGAATCGTATACTTATATCACTCTTATCGCGAAAGGAACTTCATCAAATGAGTTCATCGATCCTGACCAGGGGACTCGGTAAAGCCTCTCTGGTCGTATCCAAGCACGCCCCGGCCATTCTTACGGCTATGGGCGTTGCGGCTTTCACCACCAGCACCGCCCTGGCTGTAAAGGAATCCTTCACTCTCACGGGCGAGGTGTACGACGACCTTCTCGAGATCAGCGAGCTCAAGGAGACTCCTGAGCCGGCCGAGAAGGAGTCTCAGCAGGAGCTTGCCACCAGGCGCGCCAAGACTTACGGACGCTTCGTTCTCAAGGTCGCCAACCACTACCGTCCTGCGTTGATCGCAGGCGCTATCGGCACGGTGAGTGTCGTTGCAGCGCACCGCCTGTCCGCCAAGCGCATCGCTGGGCTGACCATGGCAGTCGCTGCTGCTGACGAGTCTCTGCGCAAGTACAAGAGCGCCATCGAGAAGGCGTTCGGCGCCGAAGCAGTCCAGGAGGCCTTGAGCAAGAGTCGAGAGGCGATCCTGTCCGAGGCCGTCAAGGTTGACGAGGACGGCAACGAGAGTGTCGATGACAAGAGTGTCCTTGACCAGTACGGTATGTCGCAGTACGCCGTGGTGTTCGACGAGAACGCCTCTCTGTGGGAGCCGAACGAGGACTTCGACATCATGATGCTGAACGCTCAGGAGAAGTACCTGAACAACAAGCTCATGTGCGACGGTTACGTGCTTCTCAACGACGCGTACACTACTCTGGGTTTGCCCAAGACGTCTGCTGGAGCGGTCGTCGGATGGGTCTACAAGGGCGGCGATGGGGACGGCTACATCTCCTTCGGGGACTTCGAGTCCTGCAATGTCCGCCACTACGACGCCGCCAGGGGTCGTGAAGTTACTGATTTCTTCCTGGACTTCAACGTCGATGGCGTGATCTGGGACAAGATTGACGAGGTTTCTGTCCGATGAATACTAAAGTCGCTATCGTTGCTGCTGCCGCGCTGGGAGCTGTCGCGGGCTTCGGCCTGGGATATTCTCTGGCGCGGAGCAATGCCGCCCAGGAGAAAGATGAGCTTCAGAGTTCCCTCGAGGCGGCGCACAAGGACGTTGAGGTTTACGCGCAGCACGCGACCGAGTCCGCCAAGACCGTTGAGAAGCTCGAGGAGAAGAGCAAGCGGCTTGAGCACGAGAACGGTCGCATGTCCTACCAGGTTCAGCAGATGAACGAGGCGAAGCGCATTCGCAAGCTCGTCGAGGAGGACTACGCCAAGAACCCGGACATCATCGATGAGCCGGTCGACATGGAGCACTCGAGCCAGGAGGCTTACGAGGCTGTTCCCGAGAGCAAGCGCATGGAGGTCCGGTACTACACTGTCGATGACGTCCTCTGCGATTCGAACAACGTCGTGATCGAGGATGTCAACGGATGGATCGGAGAGATGGGCGTCCAAAGCACTTTGGGGTATCTCACCACCTTCTACGTATACAACACCCACAAGGACCTGCAGATGAAGCTCGAGATCGTCGAGGATTCATACGAGCAGGATGTTCTTAGGAATATCGACGAATGAGAACTCTAGAGGATCTTGAAAAAGAACTGTGGGACGGAGAGTATTTCGACGTTCTCTACGACATCGTGGCTGCGGACCGCGAAGAAGTCACCGACATGGCCTACAGGATGCTTCTGGGTGTCCTGGACGGGGTGGAGTTCAGGGACACCCGCGGTATAGACAGTAATCGAATCCATGACGCTCAGGAGCTTCGTGCCGATCTGATCGCCGAAATGGCCCTGGATCAAACGGCTGTGCGTCCATTTCCGAACGTGTCCATGCTCGAGGTGATGATTTCCATTGCCGATCGCCTCGGACAGATCACGGGAGACGAGGACACGGCGTTCTGGTTCTGGGAGATGGTCTCGAATCTGATGCTTGACGGGATCGACGACAACGAGTTCTGGTCGGACCCGGAGGGTTACGAGGAAGAGATTCTCGATCGTGCTGACGACGTCATCAACATCAATTACGACCGAGACGGTCTAGGCGGTCTGTTCCTTCTCAGAGAGGGGGTGGCGCCTCAGGATATGCGGGACACTGAGCTGTGGTATCAGATGCAGTACTACGCGAATGAGGTGTCTCCCTTGTAAGGAGAACCCATGAGTTTTTTCAAAGTGACGGAGTACGAGGACCGTAAGACAAAGGTTCGCAAAGTCCGTCCGTCATATCGCAACACATGCCCCGACGACCTGATCATTCGTGGGGGTGCTTTCTATGCGGTATATTTGCCCGAAAAGGGTTTGTGGTCCACCGAGGAATTCGATCTCGTGCATCTGGTCGACAAGACGCTCGAGTCGTACTCTTCGGAGCACGGGGATCCGAAGGTGATGAATCTTGAGGACCAGGACAGTGGGCAGTACAAGTTGTTCAAGTCCTGGTTGCGCAACATGCCCGACAACCCCCGCGCTATGGACCGCAATATCCTATTTCGCTCTTCTTCTAAACGCAAGGAGGACTACGCGACCAAGCGTCTATCCTATGACCCTGTCGAGGGCGACTGCAGCGCCTACGACAGACTCATGGGAACACTCTTCGAACCTCCGGAGAGGCAGAAGCTGGAGTGGGCCGCTGGATCAATCCTTGCAGGCGACAGCAAAAAGATTCAGAAATTCTTCGTGCTGTACGGGCGCGGCGGCGTCGGTAAGTCCACGTTCTTCCGGATTCTCAATATGCTATTCGAGGATTACGTAGGAACATTTCAGGCGAAAGCCCTCGGTCAGGCCCAGAACCGTTTCGCTCTCGAACCTCTCAAGTCGAATCCATTGTTGGCGATCGACGATGACGGCGACTTGAGCAAGATCGAGGATAACACTCGCCTCAATCAGATTGTCTCTCACGAGAGGCAGATCATGGACGAGAAAGGCAAGGGTCTGTACGAGATCGCGTTCGACACGATGCTCTTCGTCGGCACGAACTCGCCGGTGAAGATCACGGACGCGAAATCCGGGATTATTCGTCGCCTGATTGACGTCCGCCCTTCTGGGGAGCTTCTTCCCAGAAGCCAGTATGAGCTCTGCATGCAGGGGATATCCGAGACGATCCCCCATATAGCCGAGCACTGCCTCGAGGTGTATCGAGCTCTGGGTCCGTGGGCGTACGACGCTTACGAGCCCATTGCCATGCGCAGCAGGACAGAGCCCCTCTTCAACTTCGCGTTGGAAATGGAGGACGAGCTGGATGATCCGGACGGAATAACACTTAGGAGGGCGTATTCGCTGTATAAGCAGTACTGCGACATGGCGAACATCGAGTATAAGATGCCGATGTATGTATTCCGCGAGTCATTGAAGGACTTCTACAAGGTCTTCAAAGATAGAGATCAACAGAGCGGAATGAATCGCCGATCGGTGTACTACGGGTTCGACCATGATTCCATCCGAGACAAGGACGGAATCGTTCAGGAGAAACCTGAAACATGGTTGAAACTGGACGCGCAGGATTCATACCTGGACTCCAGGTATGCGGACATGCCCGCGCAGTACGCCACACCGGACGGCCATCCCGGAAAGCCCTGGGACGATGTCACCAAAACTCTGAAGGAACTCGACACGAGGAGTGAGCACTTTGTCCGACCACCGGTCAACGAGATCGTCATCGATTTCGATCTCTCTGAAGGGAAATCCAAGTCTCTTGAGCGCAATATTGCAGCCGCAGCTCAGTGGCCTCCTACATACGCTGAGCTCTCACGAAGCGGAGGAGGCATCCACCTGCATTACGTTTACGATGGAGACACCGACAGACTCCGAAATTTCGTTGAAGACGGAATCGAGTGCAAAGTCTATCGAGGAAAGTCGGCACTCCGCAGGCGTCTCACAAAATGCGGAGGACGACCGACTCTTGCGCGACTTTCCGAAGGGGACCTCCCTCTCAAAGAGGAACCTATGATCTCGGACAACCGCATGAAGAGCGAGAAGGCCCTGCGCCAACTAGTTCTACGCAACCTTCGCAAAGAGATACATCCGGGCACCAAGCCGAGCGTGGATTTCATTCGTAAGATCCTGGACGACGCATATTCGTCGGACTTGGCGTATGATATCTCGGACATGCGAAACCAGGTTATGGCGTTCGCGGCATCCAGCACCCATCACGGGGCGTACTGCCTCGAGCAGGTGGCGAAGATGCACTTCCAGTCCGAGAATGACGATGAATCCGATAACCCGCCTGTGTCGGACGGAGACCTCATTTTCTTCGACTGCGAGGTCTTTCCCAACCTCCTCCTTATCAACTGGAAGATCCAGGGAAATGAGAAGGTGATCCGAATGATCAATCCGGACCCGGAGGAGGTTGAGGCGCTATGCAGAAATCGTCTTGTCGGCTTCAATAACCGCAGGTACGACAACCACATCCTCTACGCACGAATCATCGGATATTCGAACTACGAGCTCTACAAGCTCTCGAAGAGGATCATCGAGTCTCATGTCAAGGCCGGATTCGTAGAGGCGTACAACCTCTCCTACACGGATGTGTACGACTTCTCGGCGAAGAAGCAGTCCTTGAAGAAGTGGGAGATTGAGCTCGGCCTGAAGCACGATGAGCTCGGTTTCGACTGGGACGAACCGGTGCCAGAGGAGCACTGGGCACGCGTGAGCGAGTACTGTGATAACGATGTCATTTCCACGGAGAAGGTGTTCGAGCACCTCCACGAGGATTGGGTTGCACGTCAGGTTCTCGCCAAGGTGGCCGGGCTCACGCCGAATCATTCGACTAACGCCCTGACAACCCGGATCATTTTCGGCAAGGAGAAGCATCCGCAGCTGGTCTACACGGACTTGAGCGAGATGTTCCCAGGATACAAGTACGAATACGGCAAGTCCACGTACAAGGGCGTGGAAGTCGGCGAAGGAGGTTACGTCTATGCTGAGCCTGGTATTCATCGTGATGTTGCTCTTCTGGATGTTGCATCACTGCATCCTACGTCCATTGAGCAACTCAATCTGTTCGGCGAGTACACGTCGCGCTTTTCGGAGATCAAGATGGCTAGGATCGCCGTCAAACATGGCGATACGGCATCCGCTTCTAGTCTTCTTGGGGGTGCTCTTGGTCCGTACCTGGGATCGAAAGAAGAGCTCTCAGCCCTCGCCTATGCCCTCAAGATCGCCATCAACAGCGTCTACGGACTCACGGCTGCCAAGTTCGACAATCCCTTTCGGGACCCCCGTAACGTCGACAACATCGTCGCGAAACGCGGGGCCCTATTCATGGTCGATCTGAAGGAGGCCGTGCAGGAGCGAGGATTAACGGTCGCGCATATCAAAACTGATTCGATCAAGATTCCTAACGCAACTCCCGAAGACATCCAGTTCGTCATGGACTTCGGCAAGAAGTACGGATATGACTTCGAGCATGAGGCGACATACGATCGCATGTGCCTTGTGAACGATGCGGTATACATCGCCCACGACGAATCGGGATGGCACGCAACCGGCAAGCAATTCCAGGAACCCTATGTCTACAAGAAACTGTTCACCAGAGAGCCCGTCGAGTTCAACGACTATATCCAGGCCAAGTCAGTCACAAGCCGGATGTATCTCGCACCCGATAGTGACGACATCGTACCTGAAGATCTCAAATTCGTTGGTCGTGTGGGAACGTTCGTTCCGGTCGTCGAAGGAGGCGGAAGACTTCTACGCGAAACGAGGCGAAAGGACTCTGATGGCCAAGACGTCATATCCTACGGAGCAGTCGCAGGGACCAAGGGCTACCTCTGGATGGAGTCAGGGGACGCTCTTCTGACCGGGGCGAGAATCGACCAGCGATATTATGACAAGTTGGCCGAGGATGCCCTGGATCAGATCCGAAAATACGGAGACGAAGAGATCTTCCGAGCCGTCTAACATTCGGCAGTGGGGTCTTCGTCGCAAGCCCAACAAGGCTCATAATGGAGACCCCACTATCGAAAGGAAAGACCATGAACAAGAAGCTCGTCAAGATCGCTGTTGCTGCGGTTGTTGCGGGTGCCGTCACAGGCATCTGCCAGGCCGCGTACGACGCGAAGGACGACAAGACCGATCAGGAGAAGTGACTCCGAATCCGTATCCGTGAACAACGGGTATGGATTATTGTTTTGCAGAGAGGAACACATGGAGACTTTCACACGACGTCTGGATGCTGAGGAGGCGGCGATTCTGCAGGACCATGTTCTTGGTCTGCTATCCGGGACGAAGGTTGCGCACCTCGACATTCTGAGCACCTTGGACGGGGATATTCCCGAGGTCGACAATGACTACGAGGACACTATGCTCACGGTGATGCGCAGGGAGATCTCGCGCATCACTGATTGGCTCAAGAACTACTGATAGGAGAACACACCATGGCCAACTACATTCTTCGCAACGCACGCCTTCTGTTCCGAAACTTCTCGGGTGCTTCGAACAAGTTCGGTAACACGGACAGGACGTTCTGCGTTATTCTGCCACCGGACAAGGAGCGGGCGTTCCGGGAGGAGGGATTCAATGTCAAGACCCTCAAGCCTCGTGACGACGAGGAGGAGCCCACACCTTTCATCCAGGTCAAGGTCCGTTACGGGTATCGTCCGCCTAAGGTCACTCTGATCGCCTCCGGCGCTAGGAGCCCCTTGACCGAGGACACTATCGGCCAGCTGGACTTCGCGGACATTGAGCAAGCCGACTTGAGTGTTCGGCCTTACCACGGCCGGACTCGAGCGGGCATTGAGTTCTGCACCGCATACCTTGACAAGGCGTATATCACGATCGCCACGGACGAGCTCGATGCGATTTACAACCCGCCTGTTCCAGAGGAAGAGGAGCCGCCGGAGGAGTGGCGCTGATGATCTGCAAGAAGGACGCTGGGTACGGTAAGGCTTTCTGGACGGCGGTCATGGCCAGCCGGGTTGTTCTGCCGAATGGAGGTGAGACTGAGCGAATGAGCTATGAACCTACGGGATGGTGGCTCCTCAATGGAGATGACGAGTACTGGGTCTACACCGCCGAGGAAATCGGTCGTGTCGTGTGCACTCCTGGCTCTCGGATGATAGCATATCCTGTGGGGCAGCCCTATGCGATCTGCGACAAGACGGAGTACGAGTACGAGCTTAAGGACGATGCTATTGTTATCAAGGAGCGAGTCGACCGGTTCAAGCCTACTATCCTTGGCGAGGAACGAACACTGTCCTCGGATAATGTCTCGCATCCGCCGCACTACGCCGAGGGTTGGAGCAACGGTGCCGAGGTGATCGACCTCGCCGAGCACCTCTCGTTCTGCGCGGGCAACGTCGTGAAGTACGTCTGCCGTGCTGGACGTAAGGATCCCGACAAGTACGTCGAGGATCTGGAGAAGGCTCGGTGGTATATCGATCGGGAGATCGCGAGAGTCGGTGGGCAGTGATGCGGTATCCATCAACCAAGAACCTCGCCGGGTACTACAAAACTCGAGCGGGGGCGGTCGTGAAAGCAGATAAGCGAAACGGTATGTGGACCGTGCACGTCGGGTCGCATGACGTCGTGATCATCAGCGACGACGCATTCTACTCGCTGTTCTCAGGCATCGTCTGAGACGGCACTCGAACCCGGGGGTCCTCTGGAGACATTGGGCCCCCGGGTTTACGCAACAGCACACTTTTTGTATTACTACAAAGATCGGAACACACCATGACTTATGACGAGATTCTTGAGCGTGTCCAGTACTCGGTATCGCGGGCCCAGCGAATGAGCGCATACTGGTCGGCCACGCTCGACACCGCTCATTTCACGCACGACGTGATCTCGAAGATGGCTCGAGACTCCATGGAGTGCAAAAACCATATGCGGGCACTCGACGGCCTTGAGGAGGACGCTCAGAGCCTCCCGCTTCTCGTGGAGGACGCCGACGTCTCAGACCTTCTCGCACTCGTGTTCCAGACAAGGGATGTCTGGAGCTCCATTCGCGCCACTTTGAAGAAGACCCTGAGGGAGACGATCTGAGATGGACCGCATTCGCGTTATCGTCGAGTGGACTCGCATCACCGCCCGTTTCTGGAGGTTGTACGTCGATCCATGGAACGAGGACCGGACGTTCCTGCGTAACGACTATCGCACCGCTCACGCATATCTCGATGAGCTGAAGTCCCTCCCCGTTACTCCGGCTCTGATCACTGCCCAGGAGGAGCTCCAGGCACTTCTCAGCAATCTCGATTGGAAGGTCTCATGATTCTCCGCACCTGCGTCAAGGATGCGCCCGACGTCGTGGACGAGATCGCCGGACCAGTGACCGTCCTTGACGGCGAGTGGTGCATCCCGGTGACGTACCCGAATATGTTCCTCGAAGGGGACATTATCGACGACGTGGTCCACTACAGCGAGAAGCGATGGATCATCACCGAGACCGAGGACGAGATCAAAGCCGTCTGGAAGTACAACCGTACGAAAGAAGCACGCTGATGAGGACCATCGTATTTCACTTGACTCACACTGATCACAACGGTAACTTGCACACCGAGACTCGGCACTGGCGGGAGCGCGAGCACAGCGTTCAGAAGCTCCTGGACATCATGCTCCGCAAATACCGTCTGCACCGACCACGCCTTGTCAACAAGCGCTATGAGCTCGACCGTACGGTCTATCACTACCATGCGGAGCCCTCTGATGCCTGAGAAGTGGGTCGAGTCGACGTACTACGAGAACACCGAGGTGAGCGATCTCGGAAACATCCGACGGACCTCGGACAAGACCGAGCGTAACCATCCGATGCGGGTTCGCAATCTCGCCACGACCGCTGAGCCCTGTGTGACTCTGCATCCTATCGGGGTCAGTACTCCTGCTGGACTAAAAGCATGGCGCACTGTCCCCCTGCGACGAATCGTATGGGAGACATTCCACGGCGAGAAGCTTCCGCGCGGCAAGTTCGTCAAATCCTTGAACGGGGATGCCGAGGATTGCCGCCTGTCGAACCTCTTCGTCACGTCACCCCACAAGGTCAGGCGAGCCAAGCTCGAACCCTGGACCATGACTGAGGACTACCGCCAATGCTATGAGTGGTTCGAATATTGCGTGAGTCTTGACGGGGCGGTCCGTAAGATCTCTGACGGGTTCAAATACAAGTGGGGCACTACCGGTCAGAACCGAAAGACGCCTTATGTCACCCTGACCAGGGGCAAGAAGCGAGTCCACGTAGGCGTCGCCAGACTCATGGCGGACGCCTGGATCCGTCCACTGGAGAAGAGCGAGAGGGTTGTCCTGGACGATCCCGATGGCCCTCTCGCTCTTGAGAACATCCGGATCATGAATCTTAACGACGCCATGGCACACACGCGAAGCATAGGCCTTGCCAAAGCAATGGGGTACTCGGCGGCGAGTTTCGAGAAAAGTCCTGAGAAGCGCAAGTATGAAGCGGCTAAGGCGATTGGAGCAGTCAGTGAGTGGGATGAATACATTTTCGGTTGACGAGTACCTCAGCGGGGCGATCGACGAGACAGTCATTGTGCACCGCCCTACCGGGCGCCTGTGCTGGGACCATGTCACCTGGAGCTGGGGTTGGTGCTCTGATCTCGACCGGTACGTCTTGACGATCCGGGATCCGAAAGGCGTCTCGGTGATCGGGACGCAGCTGTTCAAGAGGGGCGAGCACGTCTTCAAGCGCTGCTCCGATCCCTCCGTGCTCGTGACGGCGATTTGAGCAGCCGCGTATGGGCCCCCGTGGGCGATGGAAGTCGCGTCGAGGTATCAGTCGACGGTGTCTGTCGCACTCGGGATGGGCGATACTACTACAGGACCTTCGAGAAGGACAACGGTTATCTCGTGGTCAATCTCCCCACCTTGAGCGGAAGCAGGACGTACTACTTGCACCGCGTGGTCTGGGAGGCGTTCAGGGGGCCTCTGAGGCCTGACGAGCACATATACCACATCAATGGCGACAAGCGGGATAATCGCCTGGAGAACCTAGCCGTGCGCTCCCGTTCAGACGGCGTGCGGCAATCCTGGGCCAATCGGAAGGAGGCTTGGACGCAGATGGCTCTTGAACTGGACTCATGGGCGTGATGCTCTGGAGTCACCAGCAAGAGGCCTTGCAGAAGATGACCGACGGGTGCATCCTGAAGGGTGGAGTGGGTTCCGGGAAGTCTCTTACGGCTCTGGCGTATATCGTCGAGTCGTATGAGACCCCCCGGTTCACTTCGCCCTCCGGGGCCCCCGCCATGGTTTATATAATTTGCACGGCCAAGAAGAGAAACGACCGCGAATGGCACGACGAGGTTGTTCGTATGGGTCTTGAAGAGAGGGGGTACCGTGTCGTCATAGACTCCTGGAACAACATCGCCAAGTACAAGGGCGTGAGGAAGGCGTTCTTCGTCTTCGACGAGGCTCGTGGAGGCGGGCAGGGGGCTTGGGGGAGGGCTTTCATCAAGATAGCCCGCCAGAACCGCTGGATCCTCCTGAGCGCTACGCCCGGGGACGACTGGATGGACTACCTCAACGTGTTTCTCGCACACGGTTTTTATCGCAACAAGACCGATTTCGTGGAGCAGCACGTCGAGTGGGACCGTTTCGCGAAGTACCCGAAGGTGAAACGTTGGCACAACCAGAGCAAACTCCAGGGTTTCAAGCGCCTCGTAACCGTTTCCATGCCCGATAAGCGCCACACGCGCCGAATTGTCGAGTGGGTGGATGTACCTTATGACAAAATGGCGTTCAAAGCCTTGATGCGGGACCGTTTCGACCCCTGGAAGATGGAACCCATCGAGGATGCTGGAGCCCTGTGCTATGCGGCTAGACGCATAGTGAACGACAACGAGGCTCGTATGGAACGCGTGAGGGCCATTCTGAGGCGTTTTAAGCGAGTGATCGTATTCTACTCCTTCGATTACGAATTAGAGCTTCTACGTGGCTTACACGGCCTCTCAGGGGTATCTGTGAGGGAGTACAACGGTCACAAGCACGAGTCCTTGCCGGAGGGGGAGTCGTGGGCGTACCTTGTCAACTACGCATCGGGTGCTGAGGGGTGGAATTGTGTGACGACGGACTGCATGATCTTCTTCAGTCTGTCGTATTCCTGGCGACAGACGCAGCAGTGCATGGGGCGGATCGACCGTATGAATACCCCGTACACGAACTTGAGGTACTGGTTTCTCTGCACGCAGAGTGACATAGATCTCGCTATCCGACGTGCTCAGGGCCGAAAGGAGGTCTTCAACGAGAAATCTTGGGCCCTTAGCCGGTCCTGAACAGCCAAAATGAAAATGGCTGCTTGACCACCGAAGCCACTTTTTTTAGGCTTCGGCGGTCAAGCAGCGACTGTTCGGCGCGTCTGGCTCGACAGGTTTTGGCTGTTTTTTGGCTTCCAGCCAGATTTGCGGCTCCGATTTCAGATTTGGCTGCAGGACTTTTCGTTGGAATTACGCGGTTTTGTACCCCCTAGAAGCCAAATCCTTACTTTTTACTACTTAGAAAATGAAAAATGAAAAAGAAGAGAGAGATATAGAAAATTATAGCGGTATAGGGAAAAACCCGTTTTTGGCTTTTTTCGTTTACTCCTGTCACACCAGTCACAAATAGTCACACCAGTTACAGGTTACGCCACAGTTTTAACATACGTAACATCTGTAACATACTCTGCTCTGACGCGCCTCGACCCCCCCCGATCCAAGATCTTCCATACCCACCATATCGCCTACTCAACATGCATTATAATGAAGGAGGATCATCTCCTATCGATTTACCGGAGTCACCATGCTCGAACGAGACTTCCAGGCCAAGCTCATCAAGGAGATCAAGAACCGGCTTCCGGGCAGTATGGTTTTGAAGAACGACCCGAACTACAAGCAGGGTGTTCCTGATCTCCTCGTCCTCTACCGAGACCGATGGGCCGCCCTCGAGGTGAAGGCCTCCCCCAAGGCCAAGCACCGTCCGAATCAGGATTGGTATGTATCCAAGATGGACGACATGGCCTACGCCTCGTTCATCGATCCGTCCAACAAGGAGCACGTCCTAGATGAAGTTCAACGATCACTCGAGGCTTGAGGGTGCACACGCATTTCTGAGTGCGAGCAAGTATCACTGGGTGAACTACGACGACGCCAAGTTGATCGAGTCCTACCGCACGTCTCAGGCCGCAGCTATCGGAACTCGCCTCCACGCAATGGCCGCCGAGCATATTCGCCTCGGTATGCGCATGCCTCGCAACAAGGTGACGTTCAACGCATACGTGAATGACGCCATCGGGTATCGCATGACTCCAGAGCAAGTTCTTTACTATTCCCCGAATGTCTACGGGACCGCCGACGCTATCCGCTTCTACGAGAATTCTCGATTTCTCAGGATTCATGATCTGAAGACGGGAACGACTCCGGTCAGCATGACTCAGCTCAAGATCTATGCGGCCATCTTCTGTCTGGAGTACGACGTCCGTCCGGGCGATATTTCGGCAGAGCTGCGGATCTACCAGAATGACGAGGTGTTGATCGAAGAGCCCGATGTCGATGAGCTCGGGCACATCATCGACAAGATCGTTCACTTCAACAAACTTATCGAAGACATCAAGCTCGAAGATGCCTGAGGGCTAGAGCAGGAGGTTCAATGCTTCCGAACGATATTCTCGTTCACTACGGTACCCCCCGCCATTCAGGACGGTACCCCTGGGGTTCCGGTAAGGATCCCTACCAGAGCGCTAAAGGCTTCTTCGCCGAGAGACAGCGTCTTCGCGACCAGGGACTGAGCGACACCGATATTGCTCGAGCCTGGGGAATGTCCACCACCGAGTTCCGAGCCATCGGAATGCACCTCGGCGAGGAGAAACGGGCGGGAGACATTTCGCGAGCTGTCCGCATGAAGCAGGCAGGACTGCCGAACACGGTCATCGCCGAGAAGATGGGGATCAACGAGTCCTCAGTCCGCAACCTTCTTTCCAAGGACGCGCACGAGACGAAGTCCAACGTCAACCGGACTGCTGACATCCTGGCGGAGCAGGCCAGAAAGCACAAGTACATCGAGTACGGTGCCGGTGTTGAGCTTAACATGGGCTGCTCTGACGCCACGCTCCGTACGGCGGTGGAGGTTCTCAAGCAGCGCGGGTATGTCGCCAATGAGGTATATATTAAGCAGGCCGGGAGCGATAAGTTCACAACACTCAAAGTCCTCTCGCCTCCTGGAACGAAGCGCTCCGAACTGATGGCCAACCGCGACAAGATCCGGACTCCGGGAATCGCCGCGGACCTGGATGGGGCGTTCACCACGGGTATTAAGAAGCCCTCGTCCATCTCGTCCAAGCGTGTCAAAGTTCGCTACGACGAGGACGGAGGCACGGACATGGACGGCGTCATTCAGATTCGCCGTGGGGTGAAAGACCTCTCGCTCGGCAACAGCACCTACGCCCAGGTTCGAATCGCCGTGGACGGCACGCATTACCTCAAGGGTATGGCCATGTATAGCGATGACCTGCCTAAAGGTGTTGACGTTGTCTTCAACACGAACAAGAAGAAGGGCACCCCGAAGCTCGGTCCAAAGGACAACACCGTCCTGAAGCCGATGAAGGAGGATCCCGACAATCCGTTCGGCGCCACCATCCGCAAGCAGCTGTACTTCAAGGGCAAGGACGGCAAGCAGAAGCTGTCGGCGATCAACATCGTCAACGACGAGGGGACCTGGGACAAGTGGAGCCAGTCTCTCGCCTCCCAGTTCCTTTCGAAACAGTCCCCCGTCCTCGCCAAGCAGCAGCTCGCCAAAGTGCGGGAGTCGAAGCAGAAGCAGTACGACGACATCATGAAGCTGACGAACCCGAGCCTTCGAAAGAAGCTGCTCATTTCGTTAGCCGATGATTGCGACTCAGCATCCGTCCACCTCAAGGCCAAGGCTCTCCCGGGTCAGAGTTCGCAGGTTATTCTGCCTCTCCCCCACATGAAGAAGAACGAGATCTACGCGCCGAACTATCGAAACGGAGAGGTTGTATCGCTCGTTCGTTATCCGCACGGCGGTACTTTCGAGATCCCCCAGCTCGTCGTCAACAACCGCAACAAGAAGGCTCGCCGCATCCTCGGGCAGGTGACCGACGCCGTCGGCATTCATCCGAGCGTTGCAGAGAGACTCAGTGGTGCCGACTTCGACGGAGATAGTGTGGTGGTCATCCCGCATCGCGGCAAGACCAGGATCAAAGCCGCTAAGCCGTTGAAGGGGTTGGAGGGCTTCGATCCGAAACGGGCCTATCCGAAGTACGACGGCATGAAAGTCATGTCCGACACCCAGACACAGATGGGTAAGATCAGTAACCTTATTACCGACATGACAATCAAGGGCGCCAGTGAGCAGGAGCTGGCCCGGGCTGTTCGCCACTCCATGGTCGTTATCGACGCGGAGAAGCACCAACTCAACTATAAGCAGTCCGAGCGTGACAACGGTATCGCCGCACTCAAGAAGAAGTACCAGTCTGGTGGAGCATCCACCCTTATCTCTAGGGCCAGCGGCGAGAAGCGCATACCTAAGCGCAAGACCCGTTCTGCTCGAGAGGGCGGGGGTATTGATCCGAAGACTGGCAAGAAGGTGTGGGTCGAAACTGGCGAGAGCTATATCGATTCCCGGGGCAAGAAGGTGCTGCGCACTGAGAAAGCCCCCCGTATGGCTCTGACCGATGACGCCTACTCTTTGTCTTCGGGCACTCGGATGGAGAACCTGTATGCTGAGCACGCCAACTCGCTCAAGGCCCTGGCCAACAAAGCGAGGAAGGAAGCCGTATCACAGCCCCGAGTCAAGAAGAACCCCCAGGCTGCCCGGCGTTATTCTCGAGAGGTGGCGGAGCTCAAGGCCCAGATCAATGTGGCCCGTAAAGCGAAGCCCCTGGAGAGACAGGCCCAGGTTATTGCTAACGGCGTGGTCGACGCCAAGGTGCGTTCAAATCCCGACATGTCTTATAAGGACCGGGCCAAAGTAACAGCCATGGCATTGAAGACCGCCCGTCAAAGACTGGGGTACGATAGAAACGCCACCCGTATCCGCCCCACCCCCCTCCAGTACCGGGCTATCCAGGAGGGTGCTGTGTCGCAGTCGATGATTGATCAAATTCTCGAAAGCGCAGATTTGGATCACCTCAAATCTTTGGCTATGCCCAAGCAGACCCAGCCCCTCACAAGGCGCCAGGCGAATCGCATTTCTATTTACAGGAAGAATGGTTCGACTGTCGCCGAGATCGCCGATGCCCTGGGCATCAGTCCTGCTAGAGTTCGAGAGTATCTTTCGGGTACTGCTGCGGTGGTCTAGCCACAGGACTCTGCATACGAAGCTTCTCTGAGCTTGCGTTCCGTTGTTTCCTGATTTCGCAGAGAAGCTCTCTCCGGTCTTCACTCCACACAGTGTCTCTGAGAAGACCTTCTGCACAGGGCCTCTATGGCGACTCCTGCACAAGGGGTTCACTGTAGGGGCCCTGTGCACACCCGTCAGTACACACTATTACAGCAGAGGCGGTGCACCCCTACCATGCAGGCTGCTAGGCTTACTACACTGGACAACCCTTACGATCCGTTCGATTCGTTCTATCAATGGTATGAATGGGATGAGGCACATGGGTACCACACCACCTCCTACCTGGGTAGGGTGGCATGGACTAGTGACGAACTGTCTGAAGCTGATGAAGTTCTTGCAACGAATCAAGCGATCGACGAGATCATTGAGCTCGACTTGACTGGAAACTACAAAAAGGTTGAATCAAGAGAAAGCTGAAAGTTCGAATCTTTCTATTTCTATTTTCGACCAAACGGGGGGGAGAGGGGTCGCACGATCGACACCCCCTGGGCTT